TATGGCTTTACTGATTGAGGATGTGTATGTCCTGTAACCGCCATCACTTGTCCTAATCCGACACCTGCAGATAGCATTTCAGTTGTACCTGTTCTACGTAAGTCCATCATGCGTAGTGTGTCGGGTAATCCTGCCATTTGCATGAGCCTACGTCCTACTTTAGATAGCAACTCCATCTCATAGGGTACATAGACACCATTCTTAGGCTTGTAATAGGGTGCAACGTACTCTTGGAAGCCAAAGTCTTGATGCTGTTGCTCTAGCATCCCAAATAAATCATCCTCAATGGGCAAGTGTACCTCTGCTCTACGTTTAGATTGTTCTATACTAAGTGTTTGAGTATCAAAGTTTACACTATCCCATGTTAGCGTACGTATATCACCAAGACGCTGACACCATTCGTATGTCATTTGAAATATCAATCCCACATTTCTGTACTCAAAATCTGAGTATGCAATGTCAAGAAACTTAGTTATATTTTCTTTTGTCCAAACAATTTTTCTCTGTTGTGGTGTCTCCTTCTTAATCCGTGAGAAGGGATTCACCTCACAATACCCTGTATTTATTGCATAATTATACACCATACTCATAGCACTACATATGTGATTAGCCATGTGTACACCTCGCGTTAACCACTCTTGGTATGCACGATTAGCAGTTACAGCAGAGATATCTTTTACATCTATCTTCGACAACTGACGATTGTTTATACAAGTAGATAAAGCTGTGTCAATAAATTGCTTGTACTGTAACTGCGTTTTAGGTTTCAACTTAATGAAGTAATAAGATTGATAGTACACCGCGACTACTTGATACATAGTTCTTGGTACATTTTGTTTTGCTTGTCTCTCCATTTCTTGATGTTCAGATATAATATTGTTTAGTTCTTTGGCACGAGCAAAGGCAGGTTTGCCCATGCTACCTAAACTCTCACGCTCCACTAAACCTAACTCAATATATTTTTTAGGTGGGTTAAAGCGATAGAACCTAGTGCCATCAGCATATTTCTGTGCTTGTGTATATCTAGGTAAGTTTGTCATGCTTTCCTCTCAATTCATATAGTTGTATTGCCGTTTTAAATATCTCATCATACCATTGTAGATTATCTCTAAAATGTTTTGGTATATTTTCAATACCATACCAAGCACCTGCAATCATACCTGCAACAGCACCTGTTGTATCAGTATCGTGACCTAGATTAACTGCTTCTATAACACAGTCCTCAAATGTTTTGGTATTTAGAAAGCACCACCATGCGGCTTGGAAGGTTTCTTTCACATATCCACCAGACATAACGTCTTCTCGTGGTGTATTCTTAGGTAATCGATACTTATCATTAGCTTTTCTATGAAAGCCAAACCATATTTCTTCCGCTAATAATCTAGCATACTTGATACATTCAGGTGAAGCATGGGTAAGCATGGTAGAACATACTGCATACTCAACAGCCTGACATAAACTATCTGCCACAATTATAGCAGGTGCTAGACGCATGATGCCACCATTGCCAGATGAA